TGCCAGAGTATTCGGTGACTGAATTTTCAGAAGTGAAAAACTTAAGTGCGTCACTTCCTACGAGAATGAGCCAGTCATAAGCAGAGGGATCAATTTCGATATCTACATCTCGTCTTAGTACTTTCTTAATGTTTGGGTCGGAGCAAAGCTGATATTGATCAAACTCGAACTCGTCGTCAAACTCTTTCTTAAAATTTGTTCTACTTGGTTTAGTTTCTACTAATGCAACTTTAGGCATATAATTTACTCTTTAATGTTTGTACTGATTTTAATGGTAATGCCCCAGGATCTGTGTCCTTAAGACATACGTTTCTTGAGGTCAAGCCTACTCGCTCAACCATTTCTTTTACTATACTTGCTGCAGTCTGTCCTGCATCGTCACCATCAAAGAAGATATCTACACAGTCTACGCCCTGAATGGACAGCATCCTTAGCTTATCTTCATTAATATTCTTTGTTCCGAAACAACATACTGCATTTGTCAAACCCTTATCCTGTAGATTAATCATATCAAATATGCCCTCTACTAGTATAACAGAACCCTGTATTGGCTCTACTATAGGGAACAGAGGCATCTTTGCACCCGCAGGCGAGATCATATACTTAGGCGTACCGCCTGTAGTATGACGACCATTGAATGCTACTATGCGGCCTGATATGTCCCGTACTGGAAACACTACTCGTCCTATATGGTCAGGGTCATGGTGTTGGAACGCTTCAAATCTTTTATACGTTTCTGGCTTGATAGTTCGCCAGTTGCCTGTATACGGCATTAAATTTCGAGGAAAAGACAAACCAATACTTTCAGACCGTTTCTCTTTAATATTTTTCTTTAGCAACTCTCTTCTTACTTGTAAATGATTTGCCTTTTCGCCGAAATAAGTAAAAATGTTTCCTTTATGCCCACAGGAGAAGCAACCAAAGATACCTGTAATACGATCAATTCTCATACTAGGGTTTCTGTCTGCGTGCTCTGGATTAAGACAACTTACTAAGCAGTCGCCTCCTTTGGGTATAAAGTAAATATTTCTAGATGTTAATAGTTCTTCTACTGTCATCGGCCAATGTCCTGTACGTTTTCTCTACTAATTACTTGGTAAGCACCTTTATTGTATGCAGGTGCGATTGTATACTTTGAGTCTAGCTTATGTCTAGCAGTGAGTGTTGTGTCTGCTCCTGATACATCTGCGGATTTATACTCTTTAGTTTCTCTACGGTATACACTGGTCTCTACTAGAGGCTGGAACTTAGGTGTGTATCGCTTTGCTTTAGGTAATGCTTTTCTCTTTCTACCTGAGCTAGTGTGTCGTAAACTACCGAATGTAAGTGCCAAATGCTTTTCTCCTTTTAAGTATCCGTATATTATACGCATGAAAAGTTAAAAAGTCAAGAAATATTTTAAAGATCGTGAATATCTTCGCCTGTCTTGTGCGTAGAATCTTCCTTTTCTTTAGGAGTGAGTGCAGACTCAGGGCCAATCTTAAGGGTGTCCCAGTCTACTGTGGATGTGAAGGACTTCATAGAAGCTGATCGCATCTTTACACAGTTCAAAGTGATACAGGCATCTTCATGATCCCACGTTTCTAGTGCATAGGCCGCATCTGCCGCATCAAGGATGCCTTTAGCAAAACGAGCTTCTCCACTTGCATCTGTTTGATAAGGTGTAAATACTGTACAATCATATTCTTGTGCCATAGACTTCAACGCTTTACTTACTTCGATTTGCTCTGTCCAGTCATACTGACCTCCACGAGAAGGCAAGCTCGACCGCTTTACTTGGTTAATATAGTCCACAATGATGATACCAACATTGAGAGGCTTGACTTTTTTGTCAAGCTCTGCACGAATCTTGGAGAGGGTGAGAGAAGGATCGTAGACAACATCAAGCTGTTGAGTCGGGAGAAGCTCTCCAACCTGCAACTTGTCATGAAACTTGTCAAAATCACGGTGTTCTTTATATTCGTTCAAGCGGTCTTGCCCAGAAACAAAACGATTTGCCCACCAAGTAGCAACCTTCTCCCACTCGACTATACTAAGATTCTTAGTACGGAGGCGTGAAAAAGGGACTTCTGTGGCTATGGAACAACATCGTTGAAGGATGGATCGACTATCCATTTCTATAGTGAAATAGATAGCCGATTTACCAGTTTTGATAACACTATTGGCAATGTTAGCACAAATAACAGATTTACCTGCTCCACGTTTACCACCAACCATTACTAGATCTCTGGGAGAGAACTGTATTTCGTGGTCGTATTCCTCATTGAGGCCGAGAGGCACGTACTTAGCTAAATCTTCTTCTGGCTCAAACAAGGGAATACGTTGCATACTCTCTTGTGGATCTTCCAAATCTACCTTCTGCTCAATATCGAGTACAATTTGGTGAAGATGATTGACAGACTCTTGTGCATCCTCGAACGCAACAGAGTTTTCAACATAATCTTCAAGTGAATCCAGAATTTCTTTTTGAGTGTATTCGTTCTTCAAGTACTGGAGAAGCATATCAGGGTCGGCATCGACCTCAACTGCTTCCACTGCGAACAGTTTTTCACGAGTACTTGAATCACGAATCTCAAACTTTAGATCTTCAATCGTTGGCATTTTATGAAAATCGGTAGAGTGTTTATCTATAACCTTATAAAGACTATGATATTCCTCCGGCAGATAATGCCTATGCGTAACACTCCAAGTCTGAAAGTCTCCGAGTGTAAGCACCTGCTTTATCAAAGCACTTGCGATATTCAATGAAATTCTCCCGATTTCAAATCTAAAAAAGTGAGTAGACCCCGAAGAGCCTACTCTATAAACTAAAAAGGATTAAGCAGAAGCTTTTTCTTTCTTAGCTGCGCCATCATAGTCAGCGGCTGAAAGGCCACGACGAGTTAGCATAGTCTTGACGCCACGAGCAGTTTTGCCAATCGCTTCAGCGATATCTTCAACACCCATGTTACCGATATCAGCCAAGTCAGCTAATGGATCTTCTTTAGAAGCGCCTTTAGTTGTTTCTTGACGTGGGATCGCGTCAATGTCTCCAGAACGTAATAGGCTAAGAGCCTTACCACGAATAGAGTTTACAGAACGTTCTAGTTCAGCAGCGATTGCTTCTACGAAAGCACCGTCTTGTACCATAGATACAAAGGTGACTTCTTCAGCTGGAGAGTACGTGCGTACAGCTTCAACTTTAGGGGCAGGCTTGACGTGACCAGTAAGTTCCATAGAGAGGATCTTGCCTTGAATAGACTTAGCAGAAAAGTGTCCATCTTCAAAATGAGACGCGATTTCAGCATAAGTATAGGTTCCGCTGTTGTCAGAGACAAAAGCAGCAAGAGTAGCTTCTTGACCATCGGTAAAGGCTCGGCTAGTAGCCGCAGAAGCTAGTTCTACATCGTGTCCCATCTTTCGCAATTTGCTTGAGATAGATCGAGTAGAGGTTTCAAGTTCAACAGCTGCTTCCGCAACAGTTGCTTGAGAAACGGGGCTTTCGCCACCGACAAAATCAGTTAGAGCGGTAGTACGCTCGTCATTCCACTTAGGTAGTGCCATGTTATTTATTCTCCAATAAATTCTAAAAGGTTAGTTATGATTTGAACGCCAGACTCTCTGGCTTTCTTAGTTTTTGCGGATTCGACACCGCTTTCGTTCACCAGAATTGTGACATTTTTAGTCAAACTTGTTTTGACTACATAACCAAGCTCTTGAAGTTTGCTATGAGCCTCGGTTTTAGATTTGTAACTGGTAAGTTTACCACTAATACAAACAGTCGGACCGTGGGTTATGGTTGTGGTTTTATCAAACTTGAAACTGAAAGGTAACAAAGATACTTGATAAAACTCTTCTTCAATCCACTTTAATAAATTAGCTGTAGATTTCTCTCCTAGCCCTGCTTCTCGGCATGTTTCGTAGTCTATTTCTTCAATATCAATGCAGACTTTGGAAAGCTTTTCCGAGGCAGTTTTGCCAATAAGAGGAATACTAAAAGCAGGTAATAGTATATTCAGTGGTGCTTTTTTTGATCGTTCTAGTTCATCTACTAGCTTTACTGCGAGTACTTCAGAGGCTATTCGATCTGCTATCTCATGCGTAGTTAAAGAGTATAATTCCTCAAGAGAAACTATGTCTAACTTTGCAACTGTAACAGGGCCGAGACCTTTAATCTTTAGAGTCTTAGCAAAGTGTTCGATGAGTTTAAGAACTTTTTCTCCGCAATGCGGATTTTTACAATATAAGAGGTAATTGACTTCGTCTAACACCGAACTACAACTAGGGCAATTCGTTGGGGCTTCGATTTTAGTCATGTTATTTCCTCTGAGATTGAATAAGTATTATACGCAGATTTAAGGTTTCTGTCAAGATTTATTTTTCAATACGTCTTACAATCCTGGGAATGATTTCCCCTGATCGTATCACTTCCACCCTACAACCTATCTCTAGGTTAAGGTCTCGTATGTACTCAATATTGTG